GGGAACCTCTTGACGTTGGTGAAGCACATGTTCCCAAGGATGATGAAATCATCTCCTTACGAGAACGATACTTTGCCGCCTTGAAAAAACTGTATTTGGAAACACGACCCGAGACCTATACAGAGGATATAGAGATTCTCTAATTTATATAATAAAATGGAGAATATATACTTAATTATCTTACCCTATACGGCAGTCTCTTTTTCATTTATTGCCCGGTTTATTTTTATGTATTTATTATACACAAAAACGAGTACAAATATATACTCTCTTACATTTTGTTATTTGAGCGTTATATCATCATCTTTATGGATTCCTTATGGAATTATGATTCATGATACACCCATTATTATAAGAAGTGGTGCTGAAATTATGTTGTTATCACTTTCTGCTGTCTATATTACCCGTAATCGTTTTAGAACACCTTTAACATAAGATAGTTATCTGAACGACTACTAAATATCGATGGCCATGAATACTGAACCGCCTCCATTAAAGAAGACCAGAATGTGATTCCTTCTGACCTTTTTCCATCTACAAATACTTCACCTGTCAGAATATTATGGCTATTTTTTTCGTATTTAATAATGCGTTCATAAGGTTCCATATCTATCTCCATTGTTCCGTGTCCGTTCAAACATACTTCGGCAAGTTGCTGTTTCCAAGAAGTGTCCATGAATTCACGCACCACCCCCTGAATAGCAAACTCAGCAAGAGACTCGAGCGATGATCGTGTCGACATGTTTATCATATACACTACGAAGTGAAGTTTCAATTTTATTACACTTTTACTACCATTTATCTCGTATGGCTATATAAAATATTACAAACGGTATGATCAATATTCCACTAAGAAATATAGCTTGTGTCATACGCCTTGCTCTATCTGTTACTGACATATTTTGAAATGTTACAGAATACGGAGGGCGAATATACGATATGGCGGGAGAAATTGGAATACTGGAATAATTTTGTGGCGGCACATACGGTTGCGGTGCTTGTGGCGGTACATATACCGGATTGTATGTAACAACACGTTCTGGTTCTTGAACCCTGTACTGTTGAAATGGCTTCCTACAAATGGGACATGTATGGGATCCTGTTTGTCGATACCAATTCTGTAAACATGGTTCATGAAAAAATCCTGAACAAGCACATGGAAATGAATGCTTTATACAACCATCCTCAAGGCAGATTATACAACGATTTGCCATTATTATATAATAGTTGGAAAAGGTTTATACGGGAGGAAATACGATACGATTATCTGAATCATCTTTATATTTCAAGATTTTTTGACTAGGAAGAAGTTTGCGAATACTCGCTTGTTTTGTTTTGTTAAGTATGTTTTCTGTATTTGCTGTATTTGCTGTTGTTACAAGACTCATATTTTTATAACGCCTCTTTAATGCTGCATGAATACCAGCAATTGTTCCAATAATTATAAGCGCGCCTACCGTACAACCTACCATTATATAGCCAAGTGTATTATTATTTCTTGGTATATCCGTAGGCGGGACACTCGAAGCCGAAGGGAGTGGTGTACTCGAAGCCGAAGGGAGTGCGACACTCGAAGCCGAAGGGAGTGGTGTACTCGAAGCCGAAGAGAGTGGTGTACTTGAAGTCGAAGAGAGTGGTGTACTTGAAGCTGAAGGAGAACTCGATATAGAAGGAGAACTTGAAAAGGTATTATTTACCACAGGACCTATAGTTAGCGCATTTGTCAATAATAGACCAAGGCTTAGAAGAAGGCGAAGCATTTGTATTGTATACATTTAAAAAATAGGAAAAGTTCAATTTTTACTCGTAAGGCATAATTTCACCCTTCTGAAACGCCGCGTAAAACACTTTCTGATCCTCACGTAACCATTCCTCCAAGGTATCCACAGAATGATAGAAGATATGGTCGTCCTGTGGCCACACTTTGAGCCATTCTGGATGTTTCTTCTTTAAAACATCAAAACTACGGAAGACTCGTAAACCTTGATATGCTTGACGCACATCCAAATATTCCTGCTCTTCGCGCATTTCTGTAAAACACATTGCGCACATACTACGAAACTGATAATCTGTCAAATCAAGTTCCTTCAAGATTTCTTCACGCTCAAAGACCATAAAACTTGTACCATCTCCTGTGGGCGCATACAGTTGCTTTGTACCCATGGCAAATACATCCATATCTCCACTAATGACTATATCAATATCTCCACGATTACTCATGGCTGCCAAAAGACCATCTGCCTCCGTCGTAGCTTTAATCATCGGAATTCCCTTATCATACAAGGTTCGTTTGAGATTATGACGCAAATCTTTCGTCAATTGCCAACCACGTCTCTGATGTTCTGCCACAGTCTTTTCTAGAATCTGCTTTTGTTTTGGTGTTAAATCTTCATTTGTATCCAATTCATTTTGTAACGAAGATGCCGCCTTTTGTTCTTCTTCACGTGCCGTACGTCTCCGCTGAACTTCCCACTGCTTCCCATCTGCCGCGCGTCCATCAAAGACCAAGATTACACGATGACCTGCGCTCAATAATTTATCAAGAAAATCTGTGATTTTCTTTTCATCTGCTTGCCATTTATACATATAATACGATATATCGATTGCTATCCGTGACTTTGGTTTCTTCAGAAGTTTTTCAAAAGTCACTATCGAACTATGTGGTCTTAACCAACTCATTAAACCGCGAACACCCATTGTAGATAATTTACTATATACAATGATTGTTTATATACGTTCATCAATTTTATATTGTATATCCAAATAGATGAAGGTCCTTTTTGATCCAGATAAAAACCAAGTCGGTGGAACATTAACGAAAGATAGAAGAAATCATTATTTTCGTCTATGTAATATGTTAGTAAGCAGAAATCCCGACTTTGATTATCCAAGAATAACAAACGAAATCATTGATATAATTTATATGGAAGTACAATCTAAAATACTCGAATTTCCTGATGTACCATCAGATCAAGATAAAAAATCAAGGATGATAACAAGTATACATGAAATCTTTAAAAGTGCGAAAGTAGAGGATACTAATTATATCGGAAAAGTAAATATTATATCTCTTCAATGTATCATATTATTTACCGAAAATTGTATTAAACCAGATCAAGAAATAGTTGCTGGTGGTATATATGAGAATTATCTCAATTTGAGACGTGGAAACTGGAAAAATTATACGGTTATGCAAGGATTACTCAGTCTGGATACGGCTAAGGATTATTATATAGGAGGATATAGTCATTTATATAACAATGAACATCTGGGCCCTTATACCACATCTCTTGATCCAAATTTTAATATATTTTTAATTACAATTATAGATTATTTAACGTTAGATGAAATAAATAATTCCTTTTTGGATAATGTAATATATTGTGGTATGACATCAGAATTTACATATGCTGATGGATCATTCTATTCACCTTTTGAATTCTTACATCATGATATAGTACATGGAAAAAATTATCATTTCGCATGTTATAATCGTAACGGATTAATAAGAACAGACCTGAAAACCTTTTATGAATATTCTAAAACAGTTGAAGAATCTCCAGAAAGCCCCTTTTCTCAAATATATGCAATGAAACTTATGATGTTTTTACTTATACATGAATCGTTATGTGATTTTTTTACATCATCAACTACAAAAGATACTATACTTCATAGTATATTAAAAGCACCTCAAATGTATATGGCTCGATTTTTAAATGATAATGATTTGGGATTATCCCTTCCCAAAAAAGTACGAGGAAATCCGGAACTTATAACCGAGTATTTAGGATGGGCAGCAGATGTTTATTTATCAAGGCTTAGATCATGGAGAGAAGCAACCGCAAAGGCAAAGGCAAATGAGAAACCTGTTGTAAAACCCGAAGGTGTTGAAGGTGGTAATCGTAGGCGCACTCCTTCTCGAAGACGTCGAACATTAAAATCTCGCAGAAAATCTAAGGTTCGCACAAAGTGAGTCGTAACGTTTCAGGTTTTTTGGGTTTTTTAGGAGCAAATGGTATACTAAATCCCAATTCCTCAAACACATTCAAACGTCCTTTCGTATAACGCCACGCATAATCTTCTGGGGTTTTTACTCCGTGAAATAATGTCAAATAACGTGATTGATTTACGGCATGGGCTATTTGTTCTGTTATGAGGTCTTCAAAAGAACGAGGATTGCCCTTTGCTTTTAATGCACACAAAGCAATTTCGGCCCAGGTTTCACAATCGGCTTCAATAAAAGGTTGAGGCTTTTCATAAGGGTCTGTACAAGATGCGTGGAAAAGTTCGTGTAATAGGACACGAGTCGCTTCCTCTTTGCGGTAAATAATGACTGTTTTGGCATCACAAGGCATTGTCATACCGCCGTTGATATGCTGGGGTTCAATCGGTAATCCTTTCGCTGGAAGTTGACGTGTTTGAGGATGTAAATAGAAAACAATACGAACCTCTTTTAAAGGAACTACAAGGCGAATACAATGCCACCAAGTTGTCCATGTTTTGGGCGAAATGGGCTCTTTGGAAATTGCCAGAATTGTTCCGAGTGTGCATGTTTGTTTTTGAAGACTGGCTGTATTATTTTTGTATTCAGCAGACATCTTCCCTTTTAAATTCAAGGAATCAAATGGATCTTCCTCTAAAGCATTCTTTTCGATCCATGCCTTGTCTTCCTCCGTCGGCGGGGTCGCGGTGGCGAGTGGCAGTGCGTTTTTGTATTCTTCCTTAACCTTTTGTAAAAATGGATATATCCAGGGCGGGAGACCCATCTACTATTATGCGAGAGCTTCGAGCACTACTGCGCGAGTGGTTCGAGCCCTATTGGGCGAGAGCCTCAGCAATCTTTAATCCCAGATTCTCCCACGCGATCGGAATGCGATAACTCGACAATGTTTGTCCCCCTCCTGTTGCTGGCTGGCACGCTAAAACATGGACCGCTGCTTGCTTCTTTTTTAAAGTCAAGGGTTGTGACAGAATCGATTCCAAAAGATAATGAACCACCTCTTGCCAACGCAAATTTCTCTGAAGACAAAAATAAATCCAATCACGGATTTCTTGAACTCTTGCTAAATCCATACCTTTCTTTGACCATTCTAGAACCATTTTATTGAAATAGGTCGACCAATCCATAAAGTCATTCCCATACTTTGCCCTCATAGCCTGTAATTGATAATCTTGACCAGCGACAGGAATTTCTACAAACCAATCAACAAGTTCATATGCTAGGGGAAGTTCTGATGTGAACCAGATAACAAGACTTCCCTCATGTTGCTCAAGGGCCATTTGTAGTTGAAGAACACTATCGTGACTTAATAAATGTGCGTGATAAAAAACAAGAATTCGTTTTACAAACTGTTTCTTTTTTCCAACGGCTACTTCTGTTCCGTAACCAAAGCGTTCCAAAAGGCTCGAAATATAGTTCTTATCCTGCATCGACATTCTTGCTATATCAAAACCAAGGTGTACAAGACTCATCTCATAAGGTATACCGTCACCTGATTGAGGGGTTTCTGTTTCATTCTGTTCAGCAACCGTTTGTTCTGATTCACGCTGTAATTTCTTACTTGAATCTGTCGTCCATGTTCCCTTTCGTAACTGAAAAGGAACACCACGATTATGTGCTACATGCTGTAAGGCCTTTTGTAACTGTGTCCTCTTTCCTGAACCACGATGACCTAACCAGACAATATGTAAATCGTCCATCTAACTGGAAGCGTTGTTATCCTTTGAATACTTTTAACGCGTGATATAAACACATAAACACATAAACACATAAACACTTTGTTCCCTACTATAATAATGCCCTTCATGGATGTTATGCTGCCCTTACAGGACTTTGATCCTTCCAAATTAATTATGGAAAATCCTAGAAAGATAAAAAGTTCTCAGCCAAATGTTGAAAGGACATTGTCAATATTTTCATATAAAAATGATATGTTTACAATGTCGTCTCTATCTCTCCTTACACCCTTTGGAAAAGTTCATACATGGGATTACTCAACAGGAAAACTAGAGATAGATATTGGAGCTAAATCTACTTTTTATACAAAATATACTCTTTTTCAATCAACGATTGGAACACTTACAAAACGAATCTATTCTTCAAATTCCTATTTTCACCCCATGTTATTTGGCACAATCTTGACCGTTTATTTATATACTAAACCGCCTTTTCAAGAAAAAGAAACCTTTCTATATTCTAATACAAAATGGTCCACAAAACTTCAGAGACATACATTTGAGAAAGGTCAAAGCATTCGTCTTGGAATTCAATTCCAGGGTGTTTGCTTTTTACATAACCTTCAATCAAATGATTGTAAATATCGTCTTCAACATCAAGTCAAAGCAATTTATTTTCAAGAAGGCTAACCTCTTCGTTTTCGTGTACGTGCACCCATATTTCTATTGCGTATACTATTTTCATGAGGTAATTGACTTTCATATGGACCGCGAAATACTGCATTCCATACCTTTGCATTGGGTAAAGCATTGCTACGATTACGACCATTAACTGTCCTTCGATTTCCTGTTGGTTGTATGCGATTAAATGTTTTTTTCCTAATTACTGGTTTATTCGGAAATACTTTCTGTAATTCCTGTAAGGTTTTTCGTTCCTCCCACATTTGAAGTGCTTCTTCATCAATACGCCGTTGTTTATTCATTCTGATTTTAGCCGCCTCGTTGGCGTGAAAATAAGGATT